ATGACAATAAAGTGAAAAGGCTTACATCTTTCTACCTCTTGTTTTGCCAGTTCTTTCATGTGTGATGCTTTACGTTCTTCATTAAGGACCCAAACTCCATTTACCCAATCGTGATTGATAGAGGGCTGAGGATCGCATTCCACACATGTTTTAGGATCAAATTCTTCATCAGGTCCAGTCCAATATGATTTTCCATTTTCTTTAACCCAATGTTTTATCATGAAGAATACTCCGTTACAGTGAGGGTTGCTATTTGTACACCTCCGAATCTTCTAGCGGATGTAACACCGTTTACATAAGCTGTTCCAGAATTTGGACCATATCTAATCTTATAAGTCCGTGCCGAGGTGCTAGCTGCTGATACATAAGCAAGAATAGTAGCTGGATAGGAGTAATTGGCTGCCGGATTTGTTACAGTACATGCGTCTAACGCATCCGCTGTACTGTCAACGAATAAAGCTATAGAACAATTTTGAACTGTACTTCCTGCCATTGAAACTACTGCTTCAATAACCAAAACGCTAGATGCATCAGTTGGAGTAATTGCCACAGTCATTAGTTCAGATCCTTCAGTATTTTGTGGAATCGTATTGTCATAAGGTAAAGCCGTAGCTGTTGAAACATACGATGCAGTACTTGTTCTAACTTGCTGTTTAACAGCTCCGCTACTCAATGTCTGAAAGGAAGGTAAGGTTCCAGGTCCATTCGATACTAAAGGTTGTCCAGATGTTCCAACAGAAGCAATTGATTGATGAGCGGCTGTAGATGTTGTGCCTCCGCATAATACTGCATAAGCGGTACATGTACTTCTGCCTGTGCCCCCATCCGCAACTGCAATATCTGTAGCATTCCATGTCCCTGTGGTAATCGTTCCAAGGGTTGTAATCGACGACTGGCCTACATATCCCGAATCAATATCTATGACGGGAGTAGATCCACCCGTGGATGTAATTCTATTAGTCGTCCCCGATACGCTTGTGACTGTTCCGTTATTATCAGCATCAATCGTAATAGTTCCGCCACCATTTGTAACAGTAATGCCTGTTCCACCTGTGATCGTTCCCTTTGCTAGCGTGTTGCCTGTGGTATTTCCTATAAGCAATTGACCGTCAGTATAAGATGTTTGACCCGTTCCACCTTTATTTACAGCTATTGTGTCCGCTGACCATGTCCCCGTAGCTATTGTACCAAGTGTGGTGATGGAAGTTTGACCCACATAAGTAGAAGCGATGTCTACAATAGGATCCGCAGCGGTTCCTGAGATAGTTATACGATCTAATGTGCCAGATACGGAAGTAACAGTTCCTGATGTAGCTGGAGCCGCCCACGTAGGTACCCCTCCCGATAGAGTTAGGATTTCAGTATTTAACCCCCTGGCAAGTTTTGCTAATGTGTTTACACCTGAAGCATAAAGAATGTCTCCCGTAGCATAACTAGATTGACCCGTTCCACCATAAACCTCATCGACAACAGTTGCATTCCACGTGCCTGTTGTGACTGTACCTACAGTTGTTATCGTTGCTTGCCCTACATAGGTACTAGCAATATCAACAATCGGATCGGCAGCCGTACCTGAGATGGTAATGCGGTCTGCTGTTCCCGATACGCTATCTACTACTCCACCCGTACCAGTGATAGTAACCGTATTCCCAGAAGCCGAAGTACTTACAGTCCCCGCACCTACGATATTCAAAACATTCGCAACCGGAACAGCGCTACCAGTGTCCGCATCAAATTGTGTAGGAATCTGAGGATGAGAGGATTCTATGTCAATTAAGCCAGCTTGTGACATTATTTCTCCTCTAACTTTTTCAGTCGATTATCTAGATGCTCGAAATGCTTCATGTTGATGAAAACGCTGCGATTGCTGCGTTCAGCCTCTTTCCGTGCGCCCTCGACATTGACCGCCATTACAGATACAAAGTCGCGCATCTCTTTCTTCATCGGCTCAATCAAATCAGGGCGGTCATCCATCTCTTTCTTAACCGCTTCCATGTTTTGGATTGAAAGCTGGTAATACTTAAGCGACTGATCTTCCAGAGCTTTTAATTTTCTATGATATTGGAGTTCCAGGTTTCTAATTAACTCTTTGATTTCCCCAATTTCTAGAAAATTCGCGTCGACCTTATCAGCCTTACTCTCCGCAATGGAAAGCCTTTTATCGATATGGCTTTTAAACTGTTTGAAGTCTTTGTCGATTTCACCCACGGATTGAATGACCTGATGCATCGATAGCAATAGATCATTCTGTAGCTCATCCAAAGTCACAGAAAGGCCAGAAAACCGTGCAGAATCTTGAGATCTATAGACTTCGATGTCTTTACAAATGCGATCGATCTGCTCTTGAAATTTGACCAAAGAGGAATTGACATTAGCCATATACTTGTTATGGTTAATCTCATGTTGACGCCTAAGCATCTCTGCCTCGGCGTCAAAATCCCTCTTTTTAGCTGGCATTATCTTGCGCACGTATTACCTTAATATATACAGATCCACTTGTGGGAGCTGAAATTTGCTTAACCGAAAACTGAGTCCTCGCCGGTACAACAAAAGAGTCGTCATGATGAGGATTCATATTCGATTGAAAGTCATACAAAGCAAAACTCCCAGCCGCAATAAAGATCTCATCCTGAGCAGTATTTGTAGTAAAATACAGATCCCCTTGGGTGTCGTTGCAGATCTTAACCATCAAAGCCGGATAAGATAGAACACCACCCACACTGGCATACGTCCCTGAGATAGATCCGAATCCAAGAGTTCTAATAGCATCAAATTCTACTCGTGTTGCCGATTTAGTCATTGCTTACCCCCTAAAGTGCTTGAACGACATAGTACACACGGATTTCCAATGTGTTATCGTCCGCAGCGTTACCAGCAAAGTTACTTCCTAGGTTATCAAGAACTAGAGCTTGAGCTTCAGCACCCGTAGCAGCAACAATCACATCAGCAGCCGGAACAGCATTAGTGTAAGTGCTAGCGGATGCGTCAATAAAGTTAGTAGATTCGATATTTCCTGAAACTTGAACACCAGAAGCGTCCGTATATTTGATCCCTAGATTATCCCCTGATTCGGTGAACACGTTCGACCCACCGTATACCATTTTGAGAGAAGCACCTAGAAATAACACAGCAGAACCAGCAGCAGGAGCCGCAACTAGCTCAATTGGAGTAGTCGCCAAAGCTTTGATTTCTGTTGAAGTTAATGAGACATCAGACCATTGAAGGAATCCTGAAGACGCAAGATTGGCCGGTGTAATAGCTACATCATCCGCAACTTTGGCCATGGCTTGTGCGTCCGATGCGAAAACACCATCCCCACCGAGAACGGCCCAATTGCCTGGACCGACGAGTTCATAAGAATTATCAGCCACTTCATCAATCCAAATATCCCCGATGCGATACTGGGAATTGTTGTCTGAGGATGTAGGGGCTCTGTCTGCTTTCCAAATTTGAGGAGGTTTAGTGGCATCTACCCCCATGTATTGTCTAGGATTTCTACCGATGACCATTTCTTTTTCTCCTTGATGTAAAGTAAATAATTTACTTGACATATACCACAAAAAAAATAAGCACACAAAGAAAACGGTTACTACTTTCTCTTCTTTCTTAAATCGGCTTTATTTTCTTCTACGGCTTCTACAATGTCGCGCATTTTTTTTGTCATATCCGTTATGACCTGATCAATTTCTTGTCGCTTTTTCTTTTTCTTCTCTGGGGTATCGGCTTTCTCATATTTGATCTTATCTAGAGCTTTGTAGAATGGACTTAGCTGAGATCTATATGAATCCATTGGAACGTAGTAATCTAAAACCTTATCGGCCTCGACATGCTTTCCCTGATTATTAAGCTCTTCGGCTTTTAGACGTTTTGCTTCCATCTCATCAACCTGTTCGTAATATTTCTGGGACCAGTTGTTGAATGTCTTAGGACCTTTATCGTGTAGCCATCCAAAGAGAATAGCATTTCTATTGAGCTGTTCGGGGCGGTTATCCTCGAACACCCCGAGAGAATATAACATCTCATCAGCCGCGCGCATAACCTGACGTCCTAGATTGGCGGTGACTCGTTGAACGCCCATATCTATTGAGTCAGGAGGGATGTTAAACCATTCTCCTATCTTCTTAGAGACCTCAGTAGTATTAGGGCCGTACTGTAGTTCCGGTGGCTTCTTCAGATATTTAGATGATCTGTTGATGCGACTTCCTTCCCAGATCCTAGCAGGTTCGAATCTGCCATTGTGGAACGCGTTCGACAGACTCATAAAGGTCAAGGGGCTGAACTCGTATTCAAAGGATCGGAATAAATCTTCAATCAACTCAGGGTCTTTCTGGAGGGCGTATTCAGCCAATGCTTCAGGTAAAGTCTGAAAGAGCCATCCGTAACCCCAGACCTTTGGAATCTTATAATCCTCATTGATCCAGATATATCGGCTTCTCTCTTCGATAGTCTTGTTTTGATACCATTCTTCATCTCTATTCTTAAGATAAAAAATGATAGCAGGAATAGTCAAAGCCCCAAAAGCCGTAAGCCATGCGTTCCCAGACCCAGGGTTCATGGGATTCAACACCTGAGCCTGACGCACACCAGAATTCAAAATTGTCTTGATGAATGGAACGTAATTATACATCTCCCTAAGAGCCGCAAGATCTCCCACCTTAGAACGCGAATAGTCTAAAAGATCAGCATCTCTAGAAGCTCTAGCCATAGCCTCTCTCTTTGACATTCCTTCAGCTTGATACTTCTTAATCGATTGAGAGTATTCAGCTAAGAGAATTGACTCATCCAAAGCACTTGAAACTTTGCCAAGAGTTTCAATAGCAAATTTAGCGATCTTTAAAGGAGCCTTGACAGTCCGAAGTGCCCATGGATCTTTCTTCCCAATCGCATTCGTCAAGGTATCCACAGAAGCTTCTAATTCCCCTCGGGATACGCCACCCAATGTATGAGAAGGTGCACCCGACATCTTGAAGTCTTGGTACATCTCAGATCTTCCTATCACATCGAAGAAAGACTTGGCGACATTCATGGCGAACTTAGGAAGAGTCATCAATCCGGCTTTATGCTTCGTTTGAATGGAAGCCAATACCGTAGTCATACCCGTGAATTTCAATGTCTGATCGATTGGAAGAACGACACCCATTGAGATTGCTGTTTTTATTTTATTCGCCCATTTACCCAAAATACCAAGCTGCATAGGACTGAGGTTGTTTAGCATGCGAACCACATCCGGAGTCGCTCTAGCAGTCATACGTTTGCCGTTCTCATACCAACTAAGCGTCTGAGCCCTAGGGTCAAACATTCCTTCCCCTGACACGTTGGCCGCTAAGTTGAACCAATCATAATTCTCATCAGTAATGCGATATTGATCACCTATACGGGCCTGGAGTTCATCTTTACTGAACATCTTAGGACCTTCGCGTTTGACCTTGACACGTTGTTTCTTCAGCAATTTGCCGATGCTTTTATGGATCTCATTCTTGGCTTTTGCTCGCTCCCACATGATCGTATTCTTGACTATGTTTTCTGTAGGTGAAGAGACCATTCTCTCCGACCCCTTAGCTTTTTTAGGAACTTTAGCAATAGAAGTTTTACCAGACATCTGAGCTTCGAATTCACTTTCAGGCATCACACGATTCAACGGTGCATATCGGGGATATTTAGCCTTGGCGGACGCGAGCCCTTCTTTGCTCATGAACCCTGCTTGCTGAAGTCCCTCTAAGCCTCGATTAGAAAATGCTCGCAATTCTTTGGCTACGGCATCGAATTTCTTTTTGTTTTGCTTAATGTAATCTAAAGCCGAAGCAGTAGGAACAGGGTTGACTTGCCCTAGACCTTGGCGATCTAAAGATGATTCAGCAACTAGGTACTTATCAAAACTAACTCTATCGAACTTCTTCTGCTTAAATATCTTAGCGAATCCAGGACCGTTAGCCAATCCAGTCTCCATGTCATAAGTGGACTCTTTCAATACATTCTCAATCCGCGAATTGATAGATCTGTATTCTTCAATTTTAACGCGCGGGTCTTCTAGAAATGGAGTGCCATCGCCAACTAGTTCATCAAGTAGTCGCGTGTCATCATACAAAGCGATCTCAGCTTTTTTCTTCCATGACCGCCCATCAGAAACAGATTTTGTTGGCTTATAGGTTTGTACGTACTCACCCATAATGTCATCCGATGACTTACCCTCAAACTCTTTGGGGATTGGAACGAAACGGCGCTCGAATGCTTGGGTACTCTTATCCTCTCCAGGTAAAAGACGAGACATGTTAGAAGCTTGTTTAACGCGTTCTGATAGATCTTTTGGCTTTTCTGGCTCGACTGGTTTCTTAGTAGTCTTAGGAACCTTAGGAGCCTTGGATTCCATCTTAGCAGGTTTAACTTGCACCTTATCGGACTGTACGATCTCACGAACGCTATCAGTGATGTCAATAATCTCAGCGGGGTCTTTGACTTTTATACGACCTTCTAATTGCTCACTTAAATCTACTAGTTTTTCAGCCTGTTTTGGATTGATATCTGATGGATTCTTTGGAACTTTGCCATCTCCCTTAATCCAATTTCTTCCAGCCTTGAATAATTGCTTCAAGACGTTCGTTTTACTCTGACCCGATTCTTTAGCTATATTACTGATCGCACTTCCAAACCTTCCACCTAGGCCCATCACTTGCATAGCCGCATCTACTGCACCCCATTCAAGAGCTTGTTGTTTGACCTTTTCTAGATCTGGAACTTCCCCTGATTCGGCGATCTCATCAGTGATAGCGGTAGCGGCACCTGCGTATCCTGCCTGAGCCAATCTAGCCGAACCTTCAATCAGGGCGCTAGCAATTAATCCTCCGCCAGAAGTACCAGCAGCCGCTACAATAGGCGCAAAAGCCGCATCTACCGCAGCAATAGTACCAACCTCAACAGCTACTTTCTTTGCCGTATGAGGGTCTGCAATTGCGGGCATCCCTGATCCGCCACCTGATTGAGAAAGAACCGCAGCCGATTGACCCATTTTCTCCCAGAATGAAAGTTCGCTTTGATCTTTCTGTAGGCTTTCTATAGGTGTTTCTTTTACGTCTCCACCTAGCATATCCTGCCACCAAGAACGACTTTCTTCTGTGGGCGCTTCTAATGACTGCTCTATCGGATTGACTTCTGCACCTTCATCGACAAAATCATTGGGAGAAAAAAACTGAGATTCGGAATCATCAACGAACTGATTTGCACTGATAACAGATTCTTCTTCATCATCAATAAACTGACTGGGATCTATACCAATTGCCACTGCTTACCGTCCGAAATAAATTTAGCCCCAGTAGGAGCATGATTTTTTGTTTTCCCCTTGAACTTGCTGGGGGGGAACGCCTTCGTCAAAACCTTGATAGCTTCTTCAATGATTTGTTCTTCAGATGCTTGACCATCAGATTCTTCAATGAAATCCGCCTGCATATCTTCTTGGCCATCTTCATCGCTCATATTTATCTCTAGGATGAAATCGCGATCGCCGCCTCTATGTCTCTTAAGATCTCTCATTCTAGCTTCATCAAGTTTTTTAATCTGTTCTTTTAAAGCTTCTTTATCATCGTTTCTGATAGTTGATTTTAGTTCGTTCTTAAGATCCTTCATTGCATTATTATAATCTTTGGAAATAGAATCTTTTGTTAACCTTCCTTCTCTAGTCTGCATCCTCATCTTATCGGCAATCGGCATCATCTCTTTTGCATTAAGTCCATACTTCTGACCGGCTTGTAAAATCTCTTGATAGTTTAGTTTTCCTAAATCTTCTTCCATTAACAATTGAGCAATCCTAAAATCCTTGCTCTTCATGATCTTCTTCTCTTCCATGGCCTGCAAGGTCTTGGCGATATTACTTTTGTCAGCCTTCTTAATGTCTCCATTTCCAAACAACTGGGACATAGTACCTTCTAGAGAGGCACCCTCATCACCGTACTGACTCATAAGGTTTTTGATCGCATCCGCCTCTTTATTAGACTCTAAGCGATCCACGGCAGAATTTCCAAATGAAGAGCCGAATTTAGCCATTGGGCCAGTATTCTTAATCTCACTCAGGTCGACTACTTGTAATTGTGGCATATCACCTATCCTCTCGTTCTTTGTGCTTCATTTAGAAGAGGGCCACGATCTTGGGTACCATTGTTCCCACCACCATTAGCCCAATCACCTACATAATTTCCAGCCACTTTTCCGGCTGCTTGACTTATACCTTCCATGAATCCTCCCATACCGGATTGCTGTGGACGTTCATAGGCGAATTCCTGTGTGTTGTAGATGTTCTCAACCGCATCTCTCCTACGATCTAGCCCGGCTTGCTGAGCTTTGAATAACATGTCTGAAAACCTATCATCTAGATTCATCTGAACATCGCGACCCGCACGTCCTAAAGCTTCCCCTGCATACGAACTTTGACCAAGATTTTGACCGCGAAATTGCCCTGTGATCTGAGGGATTACGTCCTCTTGAAACTGCCTAAGTGCTGGAGTTGCAAAATTACGGTCGAAGAAATCACGGTATCCATTCATATCGGTAGGACCAAACAAATCAGCCATAGGACCTTCACCATATTGAGCCGCCTGCCGATACTCATTAAATAGCTGCTGATTCTCTTTAGACATGGTTTTTCGCTTTTTCTTTTTCTTCTTCCCGCCACCAAATAAACTAGCAGCTCCTCCTACAACTCCACCGACTCCAGCACCTATAGCCGTGCCGATTCCAGGTACAGCAGAACCAACGGCGGCCCCTGTAGCTGCTCCTGATGCTGCTCCCCCTGCTCCTGATCCCCAATCTGTTTTAGGCATAATATCCCCCTATACTGCTGTCCATGTTACGGCTTCAGATGTCGTACGGCTGGTCATTACCCATACCGCATTTGTATCCGTCCGTATCCACATGTCACCGATTTCAAAATTCTTATTTATATCACTTGATGCTGGTGGACTCGTTCCACTAATTACCCTCTTTGATACTCGCAAATTCACTTCAATAGCAAGGGTCGAATACAAGTCACTCAATTGCCTGACTAATTCACGGTTTTCATCTGATAACTTCTTACCAAAATTATAGGTACTTGGTATTGAAGGCATTATATCAGTCTCCCTACAGGTTGAAATCCAGGCATTTGAGCATGTATCGCAATGTTTGTTCCGGCTTGTGAGTTGCGCATCCGGAATTGAATGAATCGTCCAGTCTGATTAATCCATAGCTTATACCACTTCTTCTGACCCACTTCGGCAATCAGATTAGTGCAATTCCCTTCATAAGATTCACCGTTCGCCAATTGGGTGTTCTGCTCAGTATCATTGACTATGATGTCTATATCTATCTTGCACGGGACAGGAACAGATACATAGCCGCCACTTGTGTATGCAGTGAATGCGCTCGAATCAACATCTATGCTGAAGGTGGTGTCACTGAGAACTGTCACTTGATAGTTCTGCTCATTCAATTCAGTCATACCGCTGACATTAAAAATCCGTATCGTCTGCCCGTCAGATAAACCATGGTCTACCAATGTTGTAATGACGCATGGGTCAGCCTGTGTTGCATCGGTGATTAAAAATTCCTCTGTCAAAGCTGTTCCACTAGTGTTCACATACATATATAGCCATCCGCATTTGACCTTTTTATCCATACCAGCCCAAGGGTTAAACTTCTTAGTCAACAAGCTGAAAGGTATAACGCGTGCAGCCGTTCCACCAGATGTATAAGCACTAAAGCCTGTGGTGTTTAATTCGACGACAAAGGTGTAATTATCCGTAACGGAGATGATCTGCGGCTGTTTATTGTTGAGCTCGATCATCCCGCTAACATCAGTGAAATAGATGTAATCGCCCACAGCATAGTTGTTCCAATCAGTAGTCACAGTCAGAGTTGCGCCCCCTGCATCGAGTACTATGTTGCGGATTTTCTGGGGATTATCATCGCCTTCAGTGATATTGAAGCTCCAAACCTCTCCATGATGGCCGCCCGCAACAGTAAAAGGAGAACCCGAACTATAGGCAAAAGAGTTCCAATTCGCGTACGCCGCACCCAATTCAGACCAGTTGTCATAAATAGCTAGGTCATCCCATGTGATGTCGAATGCAAGCTGATAAAGACCAAAACAGCTAACAGGGATATCATAAACGCTGAAGGTATCTTCTTCATAATTGGTTACTAAGATCTTATCCGATTCATCCTGGTCCGGACTAGGGTGAGCCATAACCCATTGATGTTCATCGTCGACTTGTCCAGAGAAGCATAGACTAAAGTTCTCGAGGTCGATATTATCCAACGTATAATCAGGAATTTTATCATCCATGCGGTCTAAACTATAGCCGTCAGTCACAATCAGATTTCTTGCCCCTGCCGCCATCGTACGGTTCAGGTAAGTGATCGGACTGAAGGGGGCTCTACATCCGCGTGACTCATCCATCTGTTGTAGGATGAACGGAGTCGTATCATTGTTTGTGGCTTTCAATACCCAGGTCGATCCTTCAGTTAATATGATCAGATCATCTCTATTGGCCTGGACTCCTGTGATCCAAGAGCCGTCTGGGATATCGATAAACCCTGCACCCGTAGCTGAAGTTCTGAAGTCATCCGTTGAAGAACCTGTGCCAGAGATGCGAATGCGATTGGGATATATAGTCCCGTCTTCTGTAGTCCTGAATAGTAGAACGCGATCTTTATGGAACTTCACATGCAGGCATTTTAGATCCGTGATAGTAGTGATATTGAATCCGGTATACTTCACATAGTCCACAACAGTTGGTGAATGCGCAGGATCATATACCTGAATCTGATCTACGTTATTAGTGAATATTAATCGAGGCTGGTCTGAAGCATTAGGTATATTATCCCAAGACCAGAAATTACTATTGCCCCCAGAATAGATCTGCTGCCATGTTCCACCCGATGCATATGTATCAGTATAAGCAGCTCCGATAGTGAAGTTATCCGCGTCGACATAGGTAATAGTAAACTCAGTGTAATTTAACTCAGCACTAGCATCAGGAACGACCCCGTAGATGTAGATTCTATCGCCTGTCACTAGATTATGAGCTACAGATGTAACTTGAGCAGGTGATGCCGTAGTAATGGCTGTGATGGCCCCTGTATGCCCTATGTAGATGAGCCTGTTGTTTGTGCTGTCATACTTGTTAATCCTGCGCGTACTGAGGGGAAACAGCTCTTTGATATTCGTAGCCGTAACAAAAGTCATCAATCCCATGACAGGTTGATCGGGGTGATAGTCATATGTGTATGTGACTGTTCCAGCTGTAGGAGCCGCATTGAATGTGACAGACACCGCACCCGAATCGTAGTCAATGGAACCGGCAGAGACATCGCCAGTGAATCCGCCAACCCCATCATCTGTAGCCGTCTGACTAGGTGTAGAGCTAGTGACTACAAAGGTACCACGGCGTATCGGTGTCTCTGCTGCTGTAGTGGTGTAGGTAGTATTTGCGGAATCAATAACGCCTGTCATAGCAAGTGAGGCGATATTGCTGACTATTCGTGATTCGCAATAAGGAGCATCATTCCTTTCGCCCGTAGCAAAATACTTATATGCATTCCTTTTTCTGATCACACCATGCACGACAAATCCGTCAATAAGATCAACAAATGAGTCATCAGCAATCAACCAAGGCTGCAACTCTCGATCGAGACCTTGGGTGTAATTAGAGATCAGATAAGGTTTATACGTCATTAGATAAGCCTCGCAAAAACTCTTGATGACCAAGACAATGTGCTTGCTGATGATTCCTTTCTAGCGCGGATATTTGTACCTGATGTACCTGCACTATTAGCAAATTTAATGAAATATTCAGAAGTAGAACCACTAGTCGATTTACTTGTAGGATTTGACCAGGCATAGCATGTTCCTGAGATACACACAAACTGTCCGCGTACGACAATTTGATAGCTTCCTTGATTCGCCCACATTATAATCTCACCAAAGCTACTATCTGGAACGACTGCAACAGTTGTATAAGTAGATGATGAACTTATAGATAATCCAGACCCCTGAACCTCTCTCCAGTTAACCTGCCTAGGAGTCACACCGTCATAAAACCATAGCTCATTAATCGCATCCGTAGCCGCCTTTCCGTAAAACATTGAATTAGTCCCACTAGGAACAGATGCCGGGTCAGCACGATTGATCAAGGTTACCTGATTATGTGCCCCCTCAGCGACAGCGGTAGCATCCAGCCAGTTGTGATCCGCATCCACAATGGCTTTAATACGTGTAAAATTAGTATTGCCCTGCGCAGGAAACAACGCTGGAGATTGACTGCTATTAGGGACATTAGTGCTAAAAGACATTTAAAACTCCGGATTAGATCTTTGATTTTGTTGCTGCTCATATGTACGCGCATACACCAGATTTTTATATCTCTGGAATATTGCAAATGTCTCATGGTATCGGTCCACCTCTCCGTAATCAGCAAAAATGTCCAACGCGGCCCCGTATACAAGATACCGAAATAAGTAGTCGTTATTTAAAGGAGAGTTCGAATCAACCAATAATTCATATTGATATGCTTCTATCTTCATCGAATAAGTATCATCTGTAGGGGCTCTGAATACCAATTCGTTATTATAGTAAAGTACGTGTGTTGGCCGCTGAGTTAAATATGTCTGCGTTTCCGGCCACCTAGAATAGAAATCCCCAGGACTTTGGAACCACGAAACCGGATACCCCTCTGCTGTACAGTAAGGTCCTATCGTGGAAAATCCTAGGGCATCTAAATCTACGGGATACGGGTCATCATCAGCAATGCCGTACTCAAATTCCCACCACGTGCGGTTTTTAAATAGGCGAACATCTTGGGTCGATAGCTGAACGATAAAATCATTCAAGTACTGAAGCATGATAGTATCCGTAAACAATGGATCGGATTTATCGGTGCGACCAGTAACATTCCTAAGGATCGTAAGAAGTTGATTTGCTGATTTAGCCATATTATCCCCGTATTACATTTCTAAGATCTGACATGAGAATCTATTCCTAGTACCCGTTTGCTTAGTCTCTACGATCGTCTCACCATTCTGAGTAGACTTAACCTCGCTAAAGATAGGAACGGCCAAATCATTCAGCCACTTGATAACCGGCCATGGAAGCTCATACGTAGATCCCGGCTTGAGCTGTCCTTGCCAATCGATATCAGCATTAACCAGACATGCCTTGAGTACGTTCTCCGGCTGGTCAAATCGCTGGAACTTCACTTTAATTTTTTTGTGATAACTCTCGTCAGGTACCTTAACAGGTCTACCAAGTCGACGAGCCGCTTTATTATAAACCTTGAAATCATCCAAAGTCTTAATCTCAAAATCCATAAGCTCTTCAAGATCTTTAATTTTACGGGTATCTTTGGTTTCATATTTCGCATCTTCCATATTGTCAATTTCTACAATTGCATCCATATTTTCCGTTTCCGTTTTGCTTTTCCTAGCTTTAGCCATATTGTCCTCATGTCGTTAATGAATTTAAAAAGGGGAGGAATTACCCTCCCCATAAAATTAGGCAATGTCGCCAAGATCAACGTAATTGTTGAACTGGTACGCAACGAAATAAATCTCGTCACTATCATTACCCATTACACCAGAACCAAGCGTGTAGATATATTGCTTAGGAGCATCAACTACACCGAGACTTGGACCTTCTTTATTTAGCTGACCACCGGAAGTATAAGTTCCAGAAGTCGTATATGGATTTCCGAAAACATCATACAATTCGAAAGTAGTAGAAGTTACATTCTGTACTACGAACGATCTGTTGTTTACGCTGTTACCTAGAGAACCAACTACCTTAGTGATGATTACGCGGTCATTAGCAGCAAGACCATGACCAGAAGCCGTGACGACACCTGGAGTAGCTGCTGTAATACCTGTAATAGTCACATGCTCATCAGCGAATCTAGAGTCTACAGAAGCGTCAGTGACACCGTTTGTTGTCTCTAGAGTCGATGTAAGATCAGTTGTTCCACGTGCAACAATTAGAGCATCACCAGCAGGCATATCTTTAAACCAGACACCCTGTAGGTTTTGACTGTTTGTTGCGTACTTTGTATAGTTGTACCATTCAATTTTATGTGCATCGAAAGGCAACGTAATGTTATATGCTGCACCATCTGATTCTAGGTGTCCTGCATACGTGTTCATTACATTTCTGTTAACGAGTCCGTCATTTAGCGCCATTTTTAAATCCTCCTACGAATTATGCTTTTGTTGATCTAAGGTTAACTACCCAGCTATCATCGAGGATTACTGCACCTAGACGACCCTTCCAACCCATTGACTGTCTTTGGTTTAGGGGATCTTCACCTTCACCGAGCGGCTTCAGAATCATCTGCATAGACTGATCATCAATAGCAATGCGACCGTATGCATTAGCTGCAAACAACATGTTGCTATAGACAGGTGGAGAGTCACTAGTTTTAAATGCTTCAGATGTTTTAACTAGGCGAACCTCATCCAAAGATCCAAACTCTGATTCCAAAACTGATTGCTGCCTTGGGTATGAAGCAGTCGGCAAAAAGTTCGACAAAGCTTTGAAGTCAGAACGTAATTCTGTATGGAAAGCCATCCAAAAGGCTGCCCAAACTGGAGCTGTACCGAATGCGTTCGTTCCTTCCTGCATGGGACTCATTTTTTTTCCGTTATTAACTTCGATGTAATCAACAGCGCGTTCCATATCGATGGAAGTTACTTCTGTAATCGCATTTCCATTAACTCCATTTAGGCAGTCAATTTGCGAACTGGTAGCATTAAGCATATTACGAATGATTTTGTCGTAAGTGCTATTCATGTTCTGAGCTAACATATCCATTTCTGTTACTTTCACCCTCCGGCTACTGACCATTTCTGGCGGGGAAAACTCTTCGGATCTCCCTCTCTATGTCTCCATAGAGGTCAGACTATCGCTTCCCATTTCTGGGTCTTCTCACTTAGTCGTTCACGGTGGCTAAATGCCTTCCGCCCTGTCTTCCTTCTGCGTTATGCAGCTAGGAGTTCCAAGTCAATCAGAGAAGATTTATAGTGACCAATCACTCTAGCCACTTCATTACTGGTTTCGTCCTGTACAGTTACAATAATGTCATCTGATAGAGAGACAACTTTACCGTACTGAGAAACGATCGCAGTAATATCGAATTTCGACACTTGTTCTGATTCTGGAGTAACACTTTCAGTAAGCGGTGTAAGTGCATCAGCTAGATTGTCGAAACGTCTAAAAATTGCTGTCTTCGAATTCTTCTGAGGAATTCTTCGCGCTTGGGCAAAATACCCAAAAACATAATATGGCTGATGCCTGTCGAGTAGTACGTTATCAAAGTACAATCCGACTTCTGGATCAACTTGTGTAGTTGTTGTAATAGCCATTGTAAAATCTCCTAGATTTTACCTTGACGCACCTTCTGTCGGTATTCACGGAATTCAGGTGTTCCTGCTATACTTCTCATGTACTCTGAATTACTCATCTTCGCTGATTTTCCATTTGCAACCGGGGAACCAGGTTTTTGAGCATTCTTAGTCATACGTATAGCGTCCGCTTGGGCTTGTGATGATTTCTTTTCGACTACGGGCATGTAGTCGTTAATAATCTCATAAGCTCTTGCGTACCTATTTGGAGCCGTTTTTACCGAGTCGGCGAGCCATGGTTTTTGTTCAATTATCTTTTCCAAATACATATTGATTTTTGGAAGAGCATCTGGGTTCATCTGGAGATACATTTCTTCCATGATTTCTTGCTTGGTCTGACTCTGCGTCTCTTGAAACCGCTGATTAGTAACCCAATCTTCTGGGTCTACTTCCTCTTTAGGTTGAACGGATTCGCTTTCCTTGAGCTTGTTAACGTATTCAGCAAGTAGCCGAACTTGGTTTTCAGTCTCTTGGCGCTTCTTCCTTTCAGCCGTGTATGCGGTCAATGGAACAGTTTGTTCCTTCGCTTCTGACTCTGAAGAATCGTGGTCTGTATCTTGAGCTTCCGATTCCGGCTGCTCATGTTCCTGTGTGTCGCCTTGGCCTACCTCGGAGACAGGTGCTTCTTCGACATGCTCTTCAATTTCTTTATTCATCAATAACTCCCGTTTTAATGCGCCCGTAATCCGGCGACGATATAGTTGTTAACGCCCTTTTAGTTGGCGACACTGATAGACTTACCTAATGTTGGAAATACCAACTTTCCATCCGGATGCATGACCCAGAGTAAAGTTTTAACCCCTCGCTTGGTGTCTACCTCATAGACGAAGGATTCCTTAACTAGTGGAGGCTTTTCCATACATGCCTCCAGAAAGGGTTTTACGATGGTCTTTCCGCCACCTACTGCTTCTGTCTTTGACTTTCCGAGGATCCAGAATTTCTCAACATTCGAATGCTTGTTGAGAAGATCTTCCATAAGTTCATTGAAGTGACTCTCCAGTCCGTTTTTGGCGTCCTGATGGATTTTTTCCTGTTCCTCTTTTGGAATTATCAACATTAGCAGCCCTGTCCTCGTAGATTTTCTTTGTTAGCTTGCTCTTTCTCTAGACGCATGACTTTTGCGCGATCCGCATTGCCACCACTAGCTTCGCCTAGCTGAGAACCTTTTCTTGGTACGCTTCGTGGATTAGACTTAAATGAATAATCACCTCTAGCTTCTGATCCTGCACTACCGCTTGGAGGCTTATAACCAGGGTTGTTTTGACCCCCGTAAGTCTCCATATTTGGCATCATTTTTTTAGGCATGACTCCTCCTATTTTTAAAGTTGTTTACCTTTCTGAATGTCACTTTGTATGACAGCTTCTTGATTCCGCATTCCTTCTTTCTTCAGTTCCGTAGCCATCTTCAGAACGTCTATGAAGCGCTTATTACCAATATCTTCAATCTCTTTAACTGTGCGGGCGTTATCCAACAGAGCCCTGGCATGATTTTGCTCAGCCTCACTCATACGCTCACGGGCCAGGCCAATGTCAGCAAGTACGCGGGCCCGTCTCTCTTGAGCCAATGCATGATTCTCATCCGCCTTAGACATATTGAGCTCATTCATGATCTGCATTTGCTCTTGTTCGACCTGCTGCGCCTGTTGCTGCTCTTCTTCCATATTCTGCATCAGCTCTAACAACTTAGTCTTACCTTGTAGCGGCGCCGCAGCTAAGACTTCAGACCATGGGATTGGCGCACCTAGTTCCATCAATTTCAATAGCTGGAAGTAGTATGCTTCTCTTTGTGTTGGTGTTTTGACATCCTGTTTGACTACGACATCGTATTCGCCAAAGCCTTCAGTGTAGAATTCTTCTGGTGGCTCTTTTCCTGTGATGCGAGCGACTTTTCCTGGAGTAAAGTTCTTTTGGACGCACTTAAGAACTAGGCGGCCCAGATACATTTTGGATTGCTCAAGGTTGTCAAAAAGGCCGCGGTTGCCCTTTAATCCTTGGGATGCTCGCACCTCCGCCAATCTTCCACTCACTTGTGAGTCTCCAGTGCTAGACAATCCAAGGAGTTCTTCTGAGCCGCCTGGAATTTCTAAGATATCTTTGTCAATGATGTCTTGGTATTGCAGATAGCCATTCGGAATATTAGGAGCTTGGATTTCGCGTATGTCAGTGTTGGGATCATACCCATCGCTCATGATGATATTGCGCGAACATCCGGCCTGGAGTAGCATCGAAGGATCTAGGACCGCACCGTTCTTAGAGATGTATCCGGAATTGATTACAGATTCCATGATGTCGATGATCTGACTGTGACGGCGGTTATAGATCTTTTGAGCATCCCGAATAGATCTAACAAGACCTTGTAGCTTAAGCTCATATGTATCTATCAACGGTTCGAAGTAAGTCATGATCGGCACAAAAGGAAAATCGTCAATCCCCGTAGGGTCTGGACCTTCATATAGTAGAACGCCTCCGACAATAATATTCAGTTCTACGGTGCGCTTGTAGGAGTTGATCAATTCAACTTGAGGGTTCATAGCTAGTATTTCTTGTAGCTCGTCCTCGTCTTCTTTGCCCCCTTCCCATTCTTTGGACTCACCCGTAGACAGATCAACCAAGAAACGTTGCTTCTTATTTACGCGAACCCAAAATTGATCGTATGTAACCAAGTTCTGCGAAATGTATGTGGAATTATACTGTCTATATAGGCCGAGATATTGATATTTGTTGTCTCTGATTCCTGTTGGGATATTGTCGATTACTGAAGGATCAATCCATGGAAGCAGGCATTTGACATCTTCTTTAGACAATAGATCGCGCGTAGAACATTTATCGCAGTCGCTTAGGTCCCTCTTAGTGAAATAGGGATCCATTAATAGTGCGTTAAATGGCTTCCAGTAAAATTTCAGATCGCCATTCACTTTGTCATTGCTGTAGTCCATGTAGAAACCTACAATGGCTAGCCCAGTCTTAAGAGAATGTTCGAATGCTTCAGATAGAACGTAATCGGAATTACCCTTTTGATAGACGTAATACAGGATGTCATTGAATATATCGGCTGCTAGTTCGTCGGATTCTTCAACAGGTGATAGAACTGTAGCCGTTCGATTTTCTCTTTCATAACCGGAATACAGATTGATGACGCGCCGAATCTTATTCAGCTCTAGGATCATTCTATTCTGTTTCTGGAGTTTTGCACGTTCTTTAGCGCTCCAATTATCTCCGGCATAGGCTCTGAGATCTTGGTATGCTTCAGCGTAATAGACACCATAAGTCCGCCAAGCGTCATAATAAAATTGCTGCCACTTAGCGACTTTCCCTTCCGGATCTATAGAATATGACATGTAAAACCTTTTTTTTAACTTTTAACATTAAAAAAATTAGTTGTCATGCTTTCCGTTAAGGTTTTGTCAAATATTTATTTTGAAATTGCAAAAAAGGAGGGTTTTTGAGTAAGTAGTTAAATAAAGGGGCAGGAGTAGCTAGGCCCTATAATGTGAATTATAGGTACTCCTGCCTCAAACTTTTCCATTCTTGAGCGCTGAGACCTTTATTTCCTGTAGTGGATTCTATGTGCTGGCACGCATATATAAGGGCCTTGGACGCGTGAGAGGCCCAATTGTGGAAGGATTTCTCTCTGTAACATCCCAGCTTCTCATTCCACTCCTTGCGGAACGCCTCTACAGCTTTAAGACCTTTTATGCATTTGGTCTGATCAAACCATAGGCGCGACATCATATGTCGTGCGCATTCGATCCCAAACATCTCATTACGGTCTCTCTCTAACACTTGTACCTTTAGGCCCATCTCCCTAGCAATTTGCGCGTACGTCTTCCCTGAGCCCTTTTCGCGTGATCCAGCATCGTGTGGCATGATATGCATGTCGAAGTCATAGTCGCGGCTTTTGATCCATTTTACGTAGTGGGAAAGAGACTCATCAGAATTTTCATAATAGTCGATGAGCCGCACTTCATTTCCAACCAATTGATAAACCCATATAGCAGTGTGATCCCCAATCCCAATGTCCCAAGCGCTATAAGTGCTAGCATGATCATCATATGGAAGATGACAAATGCGACGATCTTGCCGAGCTTTAGAGATGTATTTAGCAAAGTAGAATCCTTCATTTGCGGCCTCGAATGCTTCTTCTGGGGTTGATGGGTATTCGCGTTTCATATATTCACCTTGCGTCTCTGATTTTTTGTAGTACCAAGCCTTCTGACCTTGGGTTAATTCTATGTCTTGATTGGCTAGATGCTCGAAATAGACCTGTAGCTCATGAGGGATGATTACGCCTTCCGGGTCCATACAGTACTCAGGATGATCGTGCCACGAAAAAAACCAAAGCTTAAAGTCTAAGGGTGTTAGCTTATTTCCTGAGTCTTCTAGATCAATAGCCTTTTTGCAGTAGTCGAAGAAATCGCCCTCTCGACCGCGCGCCGTTGATTCGATACAGATGAATTGTCCGGCCTGGACTGTGTTGATGGCTCCGGATTTGATCTCATTGGCTTTTCTTGGGTTATCTTGGCATATTTTGGCGTGCTCGGTGATGTGTAGCAATTGTAGAGTACCACCCCTAAGGCTTGTACTAACACGGTAAACAGAACCATTCTGAAAACGAATCTCATTTTGGTTGTCTCGGAATGCTGGTGAGAATTGTTTGACGAATTCGGGTAGGTTGTCATATGCGAACTTTACCTTGTCTATGAAGATTTCACGGGCGATCGGCTTGCTGTCAGCTACGATGGCCGCGTTGATGTTACGATTAAATAGGCATGTATCGAGAAACATTATTGCGTGATGAGTAGTAATTCCGAGCTGCCGGGCCTTCAGTACGATGTTAAGGTAATGAGGTTTAAGTAGTTGTGACTGTGCCCAGTTAGGCTCATAGTCTATAATGTTTCCGGATTTGTCTTTGATCTTATATAGATTGCTGAGCCGCCAATCCCTATCCATGAGCAGATTGAATTCAGGATGCTTTAAGATGTCGAAGTCGGTTTGCATGTAAATTTTATTTTTAAAATACATGTCAAATAGTTTAATTGCAAAAAAAACCCCCTGACTCTTAGAAGAATCAGAGGGAAACCGAAACAAAGGGTACCTAAATTAGAGAACTTAGATATTTCATACTTTATGTTTTTTCTGAGATAAGTTCAACTTATCTTTAGCGATCTTGTTAGTTTTTATCTCACAGTTATTACGGTGCCTACGCCGTCTACGTCTAAGGAATGGAAAACAGCAGCAGGTATTATTATTACAACAGTTGCAGCTACGTGACACCTTAGTATACGCATCTACTTTTAAATCGACTTCTGGCTTTGGAATAAAATCTAGTGGATTCATATTAACCCCTCCCTGTAGTTTGACATTATGAGAGAGATATTTTTAATTCTAGATTTAGTATTAGGGTTCTGGGGCGGGACTTATTCTATTGATGATCATTGGGATGTGGAAATAGATAATAATGAACGCGGCTACATGATTAGGGGTGAATTCCATTGTGACTTCTGAAGCATATCGTCTAAGTGGTACGGTAATGGCAGTATGATATAGAAATTGACCACTATAGGCCAGTGACATCCTTTGCTACATTGATACCATTGCTTTGAATATGAGCTATAGGTAGCAAATTCCCATCCCATTCTATCAGACACGCATACAGCAGCATACACATCCGTCTCGGGAATGGTCGTAGGATAATGATGTACTTTAATTTCCATTGCACCCACCAGGAATCGAACCCAGATCTACTTGGTTATCGGGCCAAGTGCTCTACCACTGAGCTATGTGTGCGTACTGCCTGAATACTGCCCGACTAGGAATCGAACCTAGGACTTCTTGGTTAACGGCCAAGAGCTCTACCAACTGAGCTATCGGGCATCATTTTCTAGTGTATTTCGGATCATCTCCGTAATAATATTTACCGTCTGACGGTGAGCTGTAGATGTTTCCGTACTTCTTTTTATCGGGTATCTCATCTGTGGGGCATTGTCTTCGCATCTTTCTGTTGTACGATTGCTTCCATTCCTTCTGAGCGCCTGCTTTAGATCCTGAAACTGTGATCGATCCATAGGGTTTTTTACGACTTCGGCTCATAAGTGAAGTTCCATGCAGGGTTAACGGGTTCGTAATCGTCATTCATATGCGAACAGTTGTAAAAAGTAGTGGTGTCATACTCTAGCTTGCCATAAGAGCCGTGAATATGTCCAAAAAGATGAATTTTCGGCTTTTTATCGCAAACTTCTTGATATAACGCTTCGGACCCGACTCTATTAGCGTTTGGTGCCTTGTCCATGATGGTAAAAGGCGGCGAATGCGTAATAAGAATATCTAAATTTGCCGGTATTTTGTTGAACGGCTCCTTCAGCTCTTCTTCAGTCTCCTTAGTGAAGGCCATACATTCCGGATTCATACCTTCGAAGGTCTTTGTCCATGGCGAACCCCATATCTTCAACCCTAGGAGTTCGCATCCGTTGTCCATTAGGTAATGGAAGTCGTCCATCTCATCATATAGGCCGAGATCTTTGCTTTCCTGGGTCGGAATACAGTCCTGCAAGAAGTTGTCGTGGTTGCCACCTATGATGACTTTCTCATCGTATGGCTGATTCCGTAGCCATATGAAGAATCGGCCCCAGGATATAGGTCTGTCATTCGCCGTCATATCACCTGCGACAATCAATAGATCACCACCGCTCAATACAGGGGTCTCGCCATGCAGATCGCTGATGGCTGTGATTTTAATCATCTGTATTCTCTTGTACGGGGTTTATCCTGATTAGTTTGGGTATCATGACGGGTGCCCATTCTACGTCTATTTCATATCTAATATTAGTATCATCAATCAGGTTGCATACGTCTGTTATGTTGTACAATAGGTCTTCAATGGTTTCGCCGTCAGTTACAATTCCGGACTGTGATGTATTAGTCGCTATATAATATGGTTTTACTTCAAAAGTATGCTTCATTTAAAGTCTCTGCATTTCAGTTTAAACATTACCGGATTCCCATTGCGGAATAATACTAAGGGCGCGGATCGGCATATGACCCCTTCCATCATGAGTGGGTTTTTGCTGATCTGGCTTAAGGGCTTGGATTTGACGTAAGCCACGACCTCATCTTCATCCATGGTTCCTATAGTAGGTGCGTACGGTAAACCTAGTTGTTCAGCCACCATCTTCACATTCGACTGCTCCAGCCACCATCCTGAGACCCATATATCGAATAGGATCAATCCGGGGTCATCTCTATAGTCTGATCCGCATGCCTGAATCTTAGGGCCGTATCCTTCACCAAATAAGACGACTTTAGATGCATTGGAGAACGCGTTCGTCATACCCTCCAGCGTGAAGATGTCCTGGAGGTATTCTAAAAGGTGTGGTGGGATTTGTGCCTTAGATGTGCGTCCACAGATCTTTAAGGGGCGATCGTCCTTAGGTTCCAATTCTATGCGTATGTTAGTGCCGTCGATTTTCTCTTGTACGAGCCATTGTTTGATATTGGCAAACTCCGGGCAGGCGTATTCTCCTGGGATGAGCAGCTTTTTATCTTTGGATTGCGGTTGATCATAACTAACGCGCTTCCATAGGCTATTAATTTTCACATATTCCATTATAATATATCCTTGTATTTGTCTTCGGCTCCGTAATTGATTTTACGAACGACAGCTTTTTGTAGAGATTTTATTATTACGTTAGCTGTCCGTTCCCAATCACAGGTGTCTTCTTCGTCACAACTTAGGCTGTCTAGTTGAACGGCTAATCCAAAGTGTCTATAGATCTTCCGGGCCATCTTAGTGACACAGTTTTTGCATAAGGATTGCTTCTTACGCATACATTGTGGTTCTGAGTCTGGTAAGAATAAATCTCCTTTATTTTCGTTCATACTTCCTTATAAATTCGCGTTCGGCATCACTTAAGTCGTCTCGTTCTGATAGGTATCCATATAGGTTCTCTTGTAGGTCCTTCAAGTTCACGTCTGGCATCCATACCCCTCGGGATTCTATGGCGTTCGGATTGCATAATACTACTGGGAATCCAAATCCCCAATAGGTGTAGAATTCAAATTTCTTATTATGTTTTATTAAGTATTCTTTTACGCATTCGTCACATAGAACCGCAGCCGTAGGGGTGTTACATCCTAGGCAATGAGTTTGCGGGTAGCATTCCATTATTTTGTTTTATTTTATTTTGTTTTGTTTTGTTTTAGGGATCACAAACGTAGGTTTTTTGGTTTTAAATGGGTTGCCGTACGGGTCATGGTATTTCGAGCCGTCAGGTGAATGGTCAATGAGGTCGCCGGCCGATAGATACCCGATTGATAGGTATGCAATTCCAAAGGCAGCGGATAGTAGTAGTCTTCTTGTCATTTGTTTCTCCAATTATTATAGGTGTCGCATTCCAGTATGGTAGATGCGCATTTGTTCAGCTTGTATCGTATGGGCATTGATCCCACTGTGTTGTCTTGGCGGCTGCGATCGATTAAATTGTAGCCACTTTTTTATCTTATACCACATATATTCCTTGCGTGGGTAAGTAGTTAATTGAACAGCATAATATACGGCGGGATTTTACGGCAATGGTTTTTCTGGTCTATTCCAACATTCGTAGGGACACTCTTGTAGGTTGCCTGGTGTGCATCCGCACTTAGGTTCTATCCATTCGTTGCAAGAGGGGCAGTACGTGGCGTCCCATTGCTCAGAGTATACGGCTTTGGATTCGCATTCGTCATGCTTCATTGTTTATATCTTCTTCTGTATCTTGTAGTTCCGCAAGTTCTATGTAGTCATATAGGATGTCCTGAGCGATATCTAGCTTTTGGAATCGTTGCATTATAGCTTGTTCGTTTTGATTAAACTCCGGAATCTGTAGCATTTCCATTTTACGTTTTCGCAGTTCTATGATCCATTGCTGGATGAATGCGTATAGTTGTTTGTTGTCTAAGTGGTCTAAGTGGTCTAAGTGGTCCATGTTCTCCCGTATGGTTTAATTCTGGCGTAATTAATTATAATTGGCGCAATCTATGTTATTTAATGACATTCCGTTGGTTTAAAACTCTTTATCGTGTTGACAGCAGTTAAAGACGAATATCCCGTGACTCTGCCACATGCGTATAACTTTCGGTCGGTCATCGAATACGTATTCAACAGGAGTACGCGA